AGATATATTACCTACGATTATTGATGCGAATAATCATTACATAGATGCGTTGAGATACGCACTACAACCAATGATTAAGCGTTTAGGAAAGCCGAAGATGGCAAGGGTTATAGGGGCATAGAATGGGCATTGAAAACAAACATCCGTATTACGTAGAGGCGTGTAACCAGTGGTCACGCATTAGAGATTCACATAATGGCAGTGATGCCATCAAGTCAAGAGGTGAGGTGTATTTGCCTAAGCTTAGTGGTCAAGACAAAGACCAGTATGACGCTTACAAATTACGAGCTATGTATTACAACGGTATTGAGAGAACTGTAAAAGGTCTTATCGGTGCAGTAATGCGTATTGAGCCTATTGTTGAAGCCCCTGAAAAGGTCAAAGAATGGTTGGGAGATATTACAGGCACAGGTATTCCGTTAAACGACTTCATTGGTTATGTTATTAGTGAGCAGTTATTAATGGGAAGACAAGGTATCTTAGTTGACCGAAGTGATGAACGCCCATACTTAACTGGCTACTGTACTGAGCAAATTACAAACTGGTTAGATGATACTGTTGTCCTTCAAGAAACATACCGAAAGGTTGACCCGAAAGATAAATACAAATCAGAATATGATATTCAATATAGAGAGCTTACTAAAGACGAAGACGGTAATTACGTTGTTCGTATTTGGAGAGACAACAAAGGTTGGGCTGTATGGCAAGAGATTTACCCTACACAAAGAGGTGATGCTTTAGATGGCATTCCGTTTATCGCTATGAGTGGTGAGGGGTTTAACTTTGAACCAGTCACATCTTCGATGTTGGCATTAGCCGATACAGGTATATCGTTATACAGAACATCAGCTGACCTAGAGCATGGTCGTCATTTCACAGCACTGCCAACGCCTTACGTTACAGGTATTGATTCTGATTCAGAATTAAGAATTGGCGCAGGTGAAGCTTGGATATTGCCCGACACACAAAGTAGCGCAGGTTACTTAGAGTTTAGTGGTCAAGGTCTTCAAGCATTAGAAAAGGCAGTGGAAGAAAAGCGCTCAATGATGGCTAGTTTAGGCGCACAGTTGCTACAGTCACAGAAAGCAGGTGTAGAGGCTGCAGACTCGGTTAGATTGAGACAAAACGCGGAAGCTTCAACATTGGTCAGTACAGTTAAATCTGTAGAGAGAGCAGTAACACACGCACTTCAGGTTATGGCAGAGTGGGAAGGTATTAAAGGTGATATTAAGATTACTCTTAATACAGACTTTGTTGATACCAAGATTGATTCTGCAGACATGACTTCACTTATGGGCGCTTGGCAGTCTGGGGCTATTAGCCATGAGACATTCTTATGGAATATGAAGAGAGGTGAGATATTACCTCCAGCGGTTTCAGTTGAAGAAGAGAAAGGCTTGGTTGACTTACAGGTTGGTGAACTTGATTTATCTGGTCACTAAATGTCAATCAATGATAAGGTACTTGACGAGATAACTGGTCATTCAGTCGATTTACAAAGACTGGAAACGACAGTTAAGAAACGTGTACTCAAGCAACTTAAAACACTTGAAGCAAACCTAGTAGATGAAATTAAGAAATCTACCGTATGGGGTGCTAAGATGCCCCAAACTCAAAAGAAAAGGCTCAAGGTTTTGCTTGACCAGACTCGTGAGACTATTAAAACTTCGTATGTACAAATTGCAAAGGATAGTCTTGACGAACTTTCACAAGTCGCTTCATTGGCTGAAGCACAAGCAGTAGCATCTCTTAATACAGCCATTAGTGCTGAACTAGCATCTACGACTATGAGCCGTGGAATGTTAAAAGCCATAGCGAGTGATACGATATTTGAAGGCGCACCATCTAAAGAGTGGTGGGCTAGAAGAGGTGAGGCATTTAGACTAAAGTTTTCTGACACAATCCGTACTGGGATGATGAAGGGTGAAACTACAGACCAAGTAATCTCTAACCTTATTGGTAAGAAAGTAAACAGATATAAGGATGGCGCTCTATATGCGAATTATAGAAGTGCTGATGCTTTAGTAAGGACAAGTATTCAGTCTATAGCAAATGAAGCTAGACTACAAACCTACGCTGAGAATGATGATATTGTTAAAGGTGTAGAGTGGGTAGCAACATTAGACAATAGAACTTCTCACACTTGCCAAAGCCTTGATGGCTTAACATGGGATAACAACCGTAAGCCTATTGGTCATAATATTTTGTGGCCGGGAGTAACCGCTCATTGGAATTGTCGCTCAACCCAAGTACCAATTATTAAGAGTTGGGAAGAGTTAGGGGCTAAACGTAAGATGAAAGAAATCCCCGAATCAACTAGAGCCAGTATGGATGGCCAAGTATCTAAGAAGAAAGGTTATGAAGAGTGGCTAAAGGGAAAACCTAAAGCATTTCAAGAAGATGTGTTAGGCAAGGGCAAACGCAAACTGTGGAAAGACGGCAAACTAGGCTTTAGTGATTTAGTTGACCAGAGTGGAAACCCGCTGACTTTGGGGCAGTTACAAAGCAAGTTGGGAATGGTTGATGATGTTGTCTTTGATGTGCCGTATGTGAACTTGGAAAAAAGTTATGATACAGCCCGAAAAGAAATACAGAAAACAAATCAAGGATGGGATAAGGATTTGAAGCGTGTTATGGGCGAGGAAATTACACCATCAAAGAATAACTTGGTTAGTATGAGAATAACAGGCGAAACTGTTGATGTTTTAAGTGAACAGGCTACAAAAGCATTATCAAAAGATAGTGTTAAGATACACATGGCTTTCAATCAGAAAAATCTAAAACAAGCCATAAGACAAAAAGAAGTTATGAATAGTCTCCAAACTGGGAAAGGCTCATACAAAACCGCAGGGATGGAAAGGATTGGGCTTGAGCAGGATGTGTTTGGTATAGACGACATAGACGATGTTACAAACTTCCCTAAGTATGGGTTTGTGGCATCTAAAGACAAGTTTGATTTTGATAGAATTGATGATTTTAAATACGGTGAGAATATTATCGTGTTTAAAGACTCGGTGAGAAAAAGAACAACCGTAACCTTTGGCGACTCTTATAATGGAAACGCAACGAGCGTTGGTCAGTCGTCACCACCATCTCCTATTAACAAGATTAATGAGGAGAGTTTCTACAGAAATTTTAGGCACACTACAGACACAACATATCAAGCCTCAGTAAACACGTTTAAAGAGGCAGATGACTTTATGGCTTCAGCTCATTATAAAGATTTGCTTAGAGTTACAAAGGGTGAGTATGTAGAAGCCCAGATATACGGAAAGCTAACCCTAGAGGAAGTTGAGTATATTTTAGTTAAAACACCAGCGTCCAAGAAGGCGATAGAGGCAGAATTGAGAAAGGCGGGAATCGATATTGAGGTAAGATTAAGATGAGTGATTTAATAATAACAAATGGCGATGAAAAACTGTATGTGTTTGATTATGTTGAAGGCGGTAGTAATCTACCTGTTTATGAATTAGTTAAAAACAAAAAACTAAAAACTAAAGCCGTCTATCCTGCGTGTTTACGTTTTATGCCAGATTCTGTGATAAAAGAAATAAACTTTTAAATATCTTAACTTTATGTAAAATACATAACGTCAGAGACAAATTAATTATTCGGAGAATAGCATGAGTGAAGCGGAAAACAAAGAAGAAGAAAAAACATATTCAGAAAGCGACTACAACGCAATGAAGTCCAAGTTAGATGAGTTTCGTGCTAACAACGTAGCCTTACTGAAAGATAAAGAAGAGATTAGCACAAAGTATAAAGGTGTAGATTTAGATGTTTATAATGATATGCTTCAACAATCTCAAAACCTTAAAGATAAGAAACTTCTTGATGAGGGTAAGATTGAAGAGCTAATGGAAGAGCGCTCAAAGTTGATGCGTGAAGAACACAATCAAGTAGTTGAGAATATGAAAGGTCAGCAATTAGACCTAACTAAAAAGCTAGAGCATTTGTTAATTGATAGCGCAGTAAGAGATTCAGCAGTTAAAGCTGGTGTAATTGATACAGCTATTGATGACGTTGTATTACGCTCACAATCAATCTTCTCTATTAAAGAAGGTAAGGCTGTACCGCATGATAGTAGTGGTAATGTAATCTTTGGTGATGGCAATAGCGACCCTATGGATGTAAGCGAATGGGTTAAAGGCTTAACAGAATCAGCACCTCATTTATTCAACGCTTCAACTGGCGGTGGCTCAAAGCATGGCTCAAACTTTAGTGGAACTAACAATACAATCTCTCGAGATGTATTTGACAATATGTCACATCAAGATAGAAGTAAATTCGCTAAGGATGGTGGTAAAGTGGTAGATAAATAATCTCTAGATAAAAACCTCCTCGTTTTTAGCCCTCCTTTATTGGAGGGTTTTTTTTGCTAAATTATAGTTGACTTATGTTTAAAAGGGCGTATAATAAAAGGTGTAGATAGAGTGAATTCTATTTACATTTTTGACTAAATAAAAAGGAGTAAGAAATGGTAATAATTGTAGAGTTTAAGAATAAAAAACTAAAAGAATCGTTCATAGAGCAATTCAAAATTCATGAGAGAAATATGGTTTTCAACTCTGGCTCAATCTTAGGATTTACTCAGATTGAGAGAGAGCATTATCTTCACATATTCGGGAATAAAGATGTACTTAAAGTATATCGTTCTGAGTATAGTTATTCAGTAGATTGGTTGCCGGAATCTAGGGATAAAGAGTGGTTAGAGAGCAGATGGTCGTTTTATGAGAAAAATGGTCGTTTCGCTTAGATAGAAAAACTACCAAATGGGAGAGGGCTTAATTGCCCTCTTTTTGTTTTACTTCTTAGAGTGTTCTATTCTGTCTGATAACGGTACTACCAAATACTTGTCTGGAATTGAGCCTAAAGGCACATCTTCCATCTTACCGTTTATTACTCTGTAATGTCCATCTGGTGCTGTCATCCATTTTACGTCTTTGTGTTTCATCTTATTTCCTCATCATCTTATAGATTGTAGTATGGTCAACTTGTACATCCCTGTCGTTCAGAAATGTGGCTACCTCTCTCCAAGTGTAGCCCTTATCTCTTAATACTTCTATTATTTCTCTGTAATCTTCGAGGTGGATTTTTGATGGTTGTTTCTTAGCATCATCTAATATTGCTTTTATCTTCATTTTGTATCTCCTTTATCTTTGGTTAAATCTGTAGTGGAAACTCCCATCTACAGTACTTATTATACGTCAAAAGGGCGTATTTGTCAATAGAGAAATATAACAAAAAACCATTTGACAGGGTATTGTTTTATGATAAGATACTAATCAAGCAACAGTGTTGCCTAATTTTCTACTGAGTAGATACAACAATTAGGGGGCATTTGACTCTCTAATGATTTTAAAAATTAAATAGGAGTCAATATAATGGCAAATAC